AATCACTGGCAGAGACATCCTGCCACCAGCGACTGTCGTCTTGTCGTCGAACAATCAGATTGATGATGACTTCGAGTATGCACGCGGTAATATGATTGCGGCAATTGAGAAGGGCCAAGAAGCTCTGAACGGTATCTTGGAAGTTGCAGGGATGAGTCAACATCCGCGTGCATATGAGGTTGCAGCTGCACTTGTTAAGACGACAGTCGATGCAAGCAAGGATCTAATGGATCTGTCTAAGCGCAAGAAGGACTTGGATAAGCCAGTCGATGGTCAAGCGGCCGGTCCAAACAAAGTGACCAACAATATGTTTGTTGGTACCACAGCTGAGCTATTGAAGATGCTCAAGCAGAATCAGTAATGTCATATAACGGCAATCAAAATTTATCTGGAGCTCGCGAACAGGTCGAAATGACCCCCGAGCAAGTTGTAGAGTTTGGAAAATGCGCATCCAATCCGCTCTACTTCATCGAAACGTACGTACAGATCGTTAACGTTGATAGGGGTTTGATCCCATTTGAAATGTGGGATTTCCAGCGAGACATCGTTGATCTCGTTACGTCCGAAAACAGATACACAATATGTAAGATGCCTCGTCAAGTCGGTAAGACGACGACTGTTGCTGCCATCTTGCTTCACTTTGCGCTATTCAACGAAAACTTCTCCACCGCCATCTTAGCTAACAAGTTATCACAAGCTCGTGAAATCTTGGGTCGTATTCAGATGGCGTTCGAGCACTTGCCAAAATGGCTACAACAAGGTGTTATTGAGTGGAACAAAGGCTATATTGAATTAGCGAACGGATCGAAGATTCTTGCATCTGCAACATCCAGCTCTGCTATTCGTGGTACGTCTCAGAATCTGATCTACCTTGACGAATTTGCGTTCGTCCCAAACCACCTACAAGAAGAATTCTTCCAATCCGTTTACCCAACGATTTCGTCTGGTAAGTCGTCCAAGGTCGTTATCACTTCAACGCCAAACGGCTTGAATATGTTCTACAAGCTGTGGAAAGACAGCGAAGAAGCTAGAAACGATTACAAGAGAGTGGACGTTCACTGGTCTCAAGTGCCAGGAAGAGATGAAGAGTGGAAGGAAATGATCATCCGGAACACGTCCGTTGAACAGTTCCGACAAGAATATGAGTGTGAATTCCTAGGATCATCCAGCACACTGATTGATGGATCCATCCTTAGAACACTGGTCTATGAGAATCCAATCAAGCAAACAGACCACGTTAAGCTATATTCAGATCCGGCACAAGGCCGATCATACATCATTGTCGCGGATACGTCAAGAGGTATCGGCGAAGATTATTGTGCTTTTATAGTATATGATGTAACAGAATTACCCTATAAGGTGGTAGCGAAGTATAGGAACAACAAGATTTCCACTCTTTTGTACCCTAATTACATATATCAATTCGCAAAACTATATAATAATGCATATGTGCTTGTTGAGTCGAATGACGTCGGCAAGCAAGTAGCGGACATTCTTTATCACGATCTTGAATACGAATTCATGTTCTTTACGGCGAATGACCCTAAAACAGGCCAGCACATATCCGCGGGCTATAAGGGAAATGCTGTGCTTGGTGTTAAGACATCAAAGACGGTAAAGCGTGTTGGCTGCAGTAATTTCAAAACAATGGTGGAATCTAGTAAATTCCTCGTTGTTGACGAAGACCTTCTAAATGAGCTATTCCGATTCTCCGCCAAGGGAGATTCGTATGAAGCAGAAGAAGGCAATGATGACTTAGTAATGTGTAGTGTGTTGTTCTCGTGGTTGATCCAACAACCATATGTCAAAGAACTAACAAGCACGGATATACGATCGAGTTTACATGCAGATAATGAGAGTGCAATCGAAGAATCGATGCTTCCTTTTGGTGTTGTAGATGATGGAATGGACGTACATGAGGAACAACCTTTGGTAGCTGTCGCACATGACGACGGCAATTGGCTATGGAATTGACGAAATTATAAATAACCAAGAAGTCTAAATTATAACCTAAATTGGGGAGATCCACATGCCATTTCAAGTAAGTCCAGGCGTAAACGTTTCAGAGATCGACTTAACTACCGTTACCCCAGCAGTTTCTTCAACCGAAGGCGCTATTGCTGGTGTGTTCAAATGGGGTCCAGTTGACACTAAGATTCTGATTGACAGCGAGTCAACTCTCGTCCGTCGTTTCGGCAAGCCTACAAATTACAATGCAGAAACCTTCTTTTCTGCAGCAAACTTTTTAGCGTATGGCAATAAGCTATACGTTGTTCGTGCAGCTAATACAACTTCAGCTAACAGCACTGATGGTGCTTGGAACGCTATTGCTAATACAAGCACTGTAACAAGCCGTACTACATTCAATATTAGCAACCAAGACGACTTTGAAAACAAGCAAGACACATTCACATCGACAGATGCTGACGTTTTGTATGTAGCAAAGTGGCCTGGTGCTGTTGGTAACTCATTGAAGATTTCCGTCTGTGATACTGCAGATGCATACACTTCGACAGTTAACTTGCTTGCTTCTAATACAGTTAGCACAAACGCAACTCTAACAAACGTTACTATTACTGTTGGTTCTAACACTGCTTTGGTTAAGATGGCCAACGCTGTTGGTTCTAACACAGCTGATGCAAACACAGCTGCTGCAGCCGTTGCTGCAAC